TTTTTAACAGCCTTGTCTCTCTAAATCAAGCAATTCAACCTAAAGTAGTGGGACCCCTTTTTAAAAAAGGGGGATCGATGTTTCCTGTGCTGAGATAGTTGGAATCGGGGTTGGTACCTCTATTGATCCATGATGCGGGGTCCACCCCCCGTGAGGGGGGTGGACCAAGAGCCGAGGCGCGTTAGCGCCTCGACTATTTGTTATGGACTAACAAAGTTGTCATCATTGTATTGTTGTTCTGTAATGGGTTGACGTTCGCCAAGTAAATCATTAACAATGTAATGTCTATTGGGTTCGTTTCTATAACCTCGGTAATCATAACTCTTATACCACGCGCCACTTGCATTAGTTCTTTTAGGCTCGTGTATTCTACCGAAGTGATCAATGGCTCGTGTGCCAAATGTTCTGAACCAATCATCCTGGCAACCTAAAGAACAAAAGTTTCCATTGTAATAAAGGTGAGATCGCTTACGAGTTTCATAATGCTTATCACCTTTGCTACCTCTTATTCGGTCCTTTGTTTTATACTCGTGACACTTTGGACCTTGGCAATATTTCATTTCACTCATTTCTTATCCTTATATTTCAAGTCAAATGTTTCATTAACTTGATGAGCAATATAATTGCCACCAACCATAACACCTAACCAAAGTAATCTTCTTTCTTCAGCTAGGCTATGACTTTCAATGTAATCTTTCAACTCTTTCTCAGTTTTGAAAGTAGCAAAAAGATTACTGCCTTGTAGTTTTATTTCTTTATCAGCCATTATAATATCTCCCAATTAGTTGCGTATCTATATCCTTTTTTATCTAAATCATAGTAGTGTAAAAAGGGGCGATTGTCTTTTTGTCTATTTCCAAATCCACGACAATCTTCTGTTAAAATGCCGAAACGTCTAACTGTTTCGCCATCTTCTTTTGTGTATTTGATTTTGAACTTTTGATTGTTTTTTATTTGTGTGTCCATTGTGGGATAATGGACTATTATCCCACAGATGTCAATGGCTATTTTGCTTGTTGTTGATCGTATAATTTACGCAACGCAATTTTCTGATCTCTAGTTTGCGTCTTATTTTTTAGACTAGATAAATGATTTAATATGTCTTGATTTGAAACTACAATACCCTTTGATGTAGTTGCAAGGATATCAGTTTCAGATATTGTTAAACCCATTTTCTTAGCCATATCAATAGATTGTTCAAGATAAACGTGATCTCTCAAACCACTTTTTAAAACTTTTAATTGTTCTAAAACAGTTTCAATCCATTTAGTATGTGCCATAATGAGTTGTTGTTTAGCTTGTTGCCAAGTCATAAGAATTGCAAACTCTTTTTGATCGCAATTAAGTTGCCTATCTCGGCAATATTCTCTACCAATTAAATCAAGTTGATAGTCATCATTCCATTGTTTAGCATAACAAGTTTGATTTTCTTTACCGCCATATAAACCAAGTTCACGTTCATTTGCGTGATCTATACTCGTCCAATGAGGATTTGATTGATTGCTTTCACCACTACCATTTCCCCATTTTTGTTCAATGTTAATATCGGGATTACATTTTTCACCCTTATTAACTTTGCCTTTTAACTCATCACGAAAATAAGCATAAGCAAAATCATTCTGCCTACTATTTTCACTACCATTTATATTTCCATCTAAACGAAAATCAAAATGTTTAGTGACATACTTGTCATCTTGGCTATCACTTTCTGTGTGACGATTTTCTGCTGAATATTCAGCATAGTCTTGACTATCCACATTACCCTCTTTTTTAGCCATATAGCCAAAATGAAAGCAACTATCTTTTGCAATAGTATTAACATTATCAAACTTATTTTGAAGATGATAAGCCATTTTAACATCTTCATCAGTATAATGTCGTCTAACTATTTTACTCGCAAGTTGCCAAGTTTTATCTTGTAAGGGTTTTATAGTTTCCCTTGCTTGGTCAAATGCCTCTTTTTCTTGCGTTAGTTCTTGTTCTAAAAAAGGTCGCATAAATACATTTAGTATTTTTGACCTATGCCCTTGATTGTTTCTAACTCTAGCCATTTATTTATCCTTTATTTAATTGTTAAAAATAAAGTTTTACACTATTGACTTTTAAAAAGCAAGGGATTATAAAGGATAATTATGAAAGAGATATTTTATGCGTTATATTTTGCCTTACATTTTGTAGGGGCATTTTTAGGGTTAGTTATTGCAATACACGTTAGCACTTGGCTTGGCTTATCAATGTTTTTATTCTTCATCATCAAATTTGTTTTGATGATGCCAGATGTTATGGAAAAAGTATGATTTTAGAGAGTTTATGGTTTTATTTATTTTTAGGTATAGCTGGAGTGATCTGGATATATTTAAATGAATAAAACATAAAGCCAATCGGCGCCTTGATTAGGAAACATTTATGTATTCCCTGTAGAGGCGCCCTTGAGCCCTGATCCAATTGCCAATGCATTGGTTGGGAAAGTAAATAGTAATATTTATGCTTCCTGAATTGGATCTGGGGTCAAGTATGGAAATGCATTTAAAAGACTTAGCCTGCTTGGCCAAACTTGAGTCGGGATCTGCCCTGGGGATGAATATTAGCCAGCGGATCCTGGGTCAAGCGGTACGCGGCTTTATAAATTAATATTAGGCCGCTTGGCCAAAGCTTCAAGCTTCAAGCTCCGCTGGACAGTAAAGCTGTACCTCCGAGAAATCGGATAGCCTCTAAGAGCAGCGGGGCTTGAAACTTGACAGGTGACCAGGGACAATGTAGGATGAATATTATGAAAGAAATAAACTATAAAAACAAAAAACTAAAACTGCCATATGATTTAGCGGCAGGTGAGACGAGTACAGAGCTAGTAACAAGACAGAATCCATTCAGTGGTCAATCGATTGAACTGCCGGAATTCGCGGCGGTGATATATGATAAAACTATTGAACTGAATCTGAAGGCTGAGCGTAAAGACTCAGCGACGGGCCAACCACCAGGGATCAGCGAACACCAGGATGACTGGCAATTAGTGCGCAATGGAATCAACTTTTTCCGTCAGTACTTTGCTAAAGAATACATGGTGCTACTTGATTAGATCTAAGCACAACGATTTATTAAACTATTTCGTCCACGATACGCGGGAGCTCAGTCCCGCGTACGTCCGGAAGTGCGAGCGCTTCCTGTGGTCCCTGAGGAATGCCGGCCTGATCACGAAGCCGCAAGCCAACACGTTATTCAAGTTACAAGCTTCAAGCGCCAAGCGCCAAGCTGCAAGCTCCAAGCGCCATGAACCAGACACAATTAAATGATATAAAATTTTATGTTAAAGAAAGAAGCTAACAAAATAACCGGAGGGCTATCAGCTCCAGGCAAGATGCCTGAGGGCTCATATAACCTGCCGGCCAGCGCCTGTAAGACTGGCGCCAAGCTCCGGGAGGTCCCAGACACGCCCTGCCATAAATGCTATGCTTTTAAAGGACGATACAATTTTCCAAATGTTAAGGACGCGCTAGCCAGGCGGCTGAAGAGCTTAACACACCCCCGCTGGACTGAAGCAATGACAGTACTAGTCAAAGGCAAGAAGCACTTCCGCTGGCACGACTCAGGGGACCTGCAGAGCGTCACCCATTTTAAAAATATATTAGAAGTGTGTAAGGCCACGCCGGAGACCAGTCACTGGCTGCCGACTCAGGAGCGTAAGCTGTTAACGCTTATAGATCCAGAAGTACTTCCAAAAAATTTACTGGTTAGATTATCGAATGCAAAGAATAACACACACCCCGGCAAGTTCTGGCCTTACTGGTCCACGGTTGTGGACACAGGCGGCGACTGCCCGGCCTCGAAGCAGGGGAACCAGTGTAAGAGCTGCCGACGCTGCTGGTCTAGAGACGTAAAACATGTCACATACCCGAAACATTAAAATAGCCGAGCTCCATGAAGCATGGGCCAGGGACAATGGTTATAGGAAGGTCCAAGCTTCAAGCTCCAAGCCTGAAGAGCTGCATGCAGAGAACACGAACCGGTTCGGTAAGGTTCAAGCTCCAAGCTCCAAGCCTAAGTTACAAGCTCAAAAGATTTCTGGATAAAAACCCAATCAACTGAAGGCCAAGGACCATGGCCCTTGGACAACAGGTCATGGATCATGGATCCTTGAACAAGTTTCAAGGCTCTAGGACCAAGGGTCCTGAGCAGGATAAATGTTTTGTCTGGATGAGACTTATGGAATGAAATTTGGTGTGGTGAGAATCTGACTTTATTACCTTTGGCGACTTTTAATTCAACAGTGAAAAAGTGCCTAGAATTATTATACCCCAATAGATCAGGCATGCCAAGTAAGCTAAGATTTTCAATACGATTCCATATGATGGAACATGTATTTTTCTTAAGATCTTGGTATAATTTTCGCTCAGGTTTAATTGCATTTTTCAAAGTAACTTCTGCTTACAATTTAAACCCGGAGTCAGGGCTTGTGGGTGATATAACTCGTTTCTCTTTCATTGGTTTTAAAACTACTCTCACTGAGTTTGCCCCAATGATTGCACTCTCTTGAACTTCTATTCTTCTAATTTCTTCTAAATGATTTCCTACATGCATGAACACTGAAGCATCTCCTAAAGATCCTTTTTGTCCTTTACCTTTATTGTCCATAAATTCTTGCATGAATTCCATTAACTCTCTTAATCTCATTACATTCCTGACTTTCGAGCATTCTCAACTTGTTTATTTAAATGATCGTGGAACTTCTTATTCTCTTCCTGTGACTCTGTCAACATCGTTTGTAATTTTCCATTAATTTCTTGGTGACGTTCATTCACTTCACACAGCTCAGCAATCCTATTAAATGAATCATTATTTTCTTTCTTAACTCGATCAAGTTCTTTTTGCAGCTCTTGAATCTTTCTAAAGCCCTCCTCTACTATCTTCTTAGTTCCATTTAAAATAACTTGGGTCTCACTCAGTTTAGTTTTCATAGCACGCATCTCTGGTGAATTTATACCTATACCCTTAACGAGTATAGTTTCAGTCTCAGCTTCTTGACGCAGCTTATGTTCTTTCTTCCATGCTTCTTTACTGTCCTTAGCAGCCTTCTCTAATAACTTAATATAATCTTCGTCAGCCTTGTAGGGTTTTTCTTCTCTATCTTTTCTCATTTCTCCCATAATACATTTTCCCTCTTTCATCATTGACTTTTTATCAATGTTACCCTAAATTGTCAATATGGGTGTACCAAAAAGATTAACAGAAATGCAAATGAGATTCTCTGAATTCGTAGTATTCGGAGGACCTGATGGACCTATGACCCAATCAGAAGCAGCGACCGCTGCTGGGTACTCACCCAAGAGAGCTAGACAAGAAGGATCAGAACTCATGAACCCTAGACTCAGTCCATTGGTGGCTCATTATATTGGAAAACTTAAAGAAGAAAGACTTAAAAAATTTGAAGTATCCTACGAAGGACACGTGGCTGAACTTGCTAGGATAAAGGACTTGGCTTTGAAGAAGGGGAGCTTTTCTTCTGCTGTAAACGCTGAGACCAATCGAGGCAAAGCAGCAGGATTATACATAGAACGGAAAATAATAAAACATGGGAAACTAGAAGACATGTCAGAACTAGAACTAGAAAACAAAATGAAACAAATTTTAGACGATTACGCACCGATTTTAAACGTTACCCCCGAAGCTGCATTATTGGACCAAAAATCATCAAAAACCAAAGCAAAGAAAAAACAAAAAGAACCAAAAAGTATTGCTGCCAGTCAGACATCTAGTAAAGATTCAAGACAAGGCAATAAGACAAAACAAAACTCAGTAAGAGTAAAGTTATAAATATTACCTTATCCGGATTCCACATTATCTTTTCTTTTTTTTCTTAGATTTTTTCTTTTTCTTTTTAATCTTTTTCTTCTTGACTTTTTTCTTAGTCATATAATCTAAATCCTCCTTCCATATATTATACTTCTCTTCGCTTAACCAATCTCTAGACATTAATCTTCTTTATACCAGTTATGCACCCTGCAGGGAAGATATTCCTATCTGAATATGCCTCATCCTTCGAGTCATAGCTCGCAAAAGTCCAAAGGAATTTCTTCGTACGTTTATAAACATATGCAAACGTAACCATCTTTGAGCACTCGAACTTATCGAACTCATCAGGAGTAGCATGCCCCGCGTCACCAACGATGTCAAGCCACGAAATTTTATAAAAATAGTATCTTTTCTTGTTTATGATGATGTGCTTATATTTAGTTTTTTTTCGTTTCTTTGCCATAGTTTGCCTTATTTATGCCACAATTCACTTTTTAAAAAGCATATTATACAATTTATTTTTTTAATATACCCGCGCTAAAAAAATCTTTAGGGGGTCGCAAAATCATTCCAAATCCTCTATTAATGTTGTTAGAGTAGGGGAATAATCGAAACAGGGGG